TTGCTTGTAAATCTAAACTGGCTTTTGTACCAAATAAAACTTTGTATTTGACAGGATGATAAATTATTTCATCACTAAGTGATTTTATTTGATCTAACCCTTCGCCATAATTTTGAAATAGTTGATCTGAACTTGGTGAAAGAGGTTTTGTAGCAAGTGTTCCGTCAAGATATTTTCTAAAATCTGTATCATAACTTCTTGTTAATATATAAGTATCGATTATGTTTGATGCACTTGGATCTATACGAGAACTATCATCTGCTGCATGTACATACAAGAATCTTAAATTATCTCTACCTATAAATGCACGATAATTATCCTGCTGTGTTAAAATACTTGTTGTGCTATCTAATTTTTCAAAAATTCCTACGTCTGCATAATAAAAAATTTGTTGATCATTGTATTGGCTAAGTGGTCCTAAATTATCTTTACTTGCTAAAACAATAATGTTCAAGTCATTATTGCTTATGTAATTGTAATCTTCAACGCCATCTGTTGTAAGATATTTCTGTTGGAAAACGTATTTTGTTAAAGGATTTGTATCCTCATCAACAATTACATCAAAAATTTCTGGATCATCTACAACACCATCGTCATCTTCATCAAAGAAAGTAACTTCAACTTTTTTACTGTTTACGTATCCTTCTGCGTCTCTATACTCTTGAGTAATTTCCCAATCAAAGTCAACAGTAAACTTTTCAACACTGTCTGGTTTGTTATTATTATTAAGAACGCTAATTTTATCTTTAACAATTTTTCCTGTAAGATTGTTATAGATTTTATCACTACTATCAAAATAAAATCTTATTTCTTGGTCGCTTTCAAAAACATAACGACTACCTCTATATTCTATAGTATATGTTTCTCCATCAGTGGTAAATTTTAACAACCAACTTGAATCTAATTGTTGATTTGAATTATCTCCTGTTTTACCTATACTGAATGCATTTGAAACGTTCAAATTGCTTTCTGTAATAACACGCCATTGGCCAAGCGTTCTATCAAAACGCAGTCCAAAAGTTTTATATGCAAAAACTTGATCCACAATTTGGCTTTGAACATCTGTTTGTAAACTTTGGGCTACTGCTGGTTTAATTTCTACTAGTTGTGCTGTACTAGGTATAACATCATTAAAAACAACAGGACCTATACCGTTTTCATCAACTTCAGTACCGTTACCATTGACGCTTATAACTTTTACCCATTTGTAACTTCTAGAGTTTAAATGGTCTGCGGCTCCGTCCATAAGTGTGCCATCAGGCATAAAATGTTTTCCAGCAGGTGCAATAAATTTTAAAGCACTACCAGGACGAACAAGTTGAAGTGTGCTAGTTGTAAATGTTCCTAGAAACTGTCTAATTTCATTTACATTTGTAAAATAACCTGTGCTTATATTTGTATCAGCAGTTGATTGATTCCAACTTATATTCAAATCTGTAAGATCAATGACAGGAAATTGAGACAAATAATAATTTCTAATTTTCTTACCAGCAAGAATAGGTTCAATAGTGTTTAATATAACTCCTTGCACATCTGTTTGGGTGCTAAATGTAAATCTTTCTTTGCTGTTAAATATTTCACGATAAACAACACCATCTGTACCAAATAGATTTGTTTTAGAATATTTTCCAGTCGCATCTAATAAATCAAAATACCTACTAATTCCGCTTGCAGTTCTATTGACACTTTTGGCTTTTATAATTTCTTGACTTATTGCAAGAGGACCAATCTGATAATCTTCTGCTGTTACCAATCTATTTTGTGTATAATAAGTAGCAGGTGCATTTGTTCTTATACTAGCATTAGTTTCTGACACACTAGCATTGTCAACTGTGCTTCTAAGAGCAAAGGTTAGTGTAATAGTTTCTACTTTGTTATTTTTTGATAGATATTTTACATTAATACTAACGCCTCTAACGTCATTAGGTTCTACAACAATTCTTTTATTTTTACTTGTTCTATAATAAATTCTAAATGACCCTTGAGGTAAATTACCAAAAGTACCGTCACTGAAAATTAAACTAACTCTATCATCTATTCTCGTAAGCACACTATATATGTTACGAATATTTTTATTTAAACTGTTGTATATTATGTTATTACCTTCAACAGAATCTACCTTAATCCATTGTTCATCTTCATTTCCGAAACTGTCTAATTTATATAACCAAATATCTGAATTGTTTATGTTGGTTGCATCTATAGCAACTGTTTGATTAGAGCTAGGATTATCAATAGTAAATGTTCCTTGGTCTAGTGTCCCTTGGCGGAAGTGACAGAAAAATCCTGTGTTAGAACTTCCTGCACCTTTGCCATCATCTCTATATAAAAATGCAAAGTTGTTGCCTGGAAATGGTGCTTCTTCAATAATATTGTTATTTGCAATGTCAGTTGAAACAACCTCAAATCTTGTGCTTATACCATCAACTGTTTGATTGAAACTAAAAGCAGGCACATCGCTATTTGTAGAATTTAATCTATATTGCTCTGTCGGAATTCCTGCAACTGTATCTTTTTTAACTGGACGGCCAAATGTTCCGTTTGTTGGAAGTGCAGAATTCATAATTTTTATAAACTGTTCATTCCAATCACTGTTGCTAGGATCATTCCATAAAATTGTTTGGTTAGCAAGATTAATGTTGTTTGAATCAATTATGTCTTCTGTTGTTTTAACACTTTCAATTCTCAATAATCCGTTTGCACATTGATTTCTTTTTGGATTGTAAGATAAAAGTCTTGCAAGACGTAGCACACTTTCCCTACGTTCTGCTAATTCTAAATAATTTTCTCTTGCGTTAAGATCTATACGGAAAGCAATATTTTGTCCAAGGAAAGCAATTAAATCAATTAATGCTAGATATTCACTTGACTCAATATAATCATTAAAATCTTCAGGATAGTTTTCTCGTAAATATGCTATCATTGTTCGACGCAAATTGTCGAAGTCATAACTTTTGAAATCCGCATTTCTATAGCTTTGATAGATGCGTTTCCAATCTTCTGCTACAAGTAATCTATTTTGTCTATCAGTTGATGACATGGTCAGTTTCCTTTACAAGTATATTTAGCGAAATGAATTATGTGCGCAGTTAATTATGTATTTAAGAAACCGGCATTTTCATCAAACTGTAAACGCATATTTTCCGAAATGTTATATGGCAAATATACCAAACTTATTTCAATTTGGATGCCACTTTCGTATTGGTCAACAGTAATTTGATTTACACTTACTCTTGGATCGTAATTTACTATTTGTGTTACATTTTCTTTGATTGCATCTCTCATTTGATCTGTTAAAGGCTCAAATAGTGCGTCCCATATTATAGTGCCAAATTCTGGATCACTCAATTTTTCACCCTGTCTAATGTGGAAATGATTTAGCAAATCTTGTTTGATCAGTGCAAGATCATATAACACAGTTGATGAATTTTCTGGATTTACTGTGCTTATGCCTCGATAAGCTCTACTACCTATGCCTTGATCTTGCTTACGTGCATTAGATTTTACAGTAACTTGTTTATATAGATTTTTTTCTAAACTGCTCATATCGTATTTACCTTACCTGCTTTTCCTAAATGTATCAGGAACAGTTGGATATTCTGTAGCAACAAAACTGTTTCCAGTCTCATCTGCTGTATTTCCTGCTTCTGGATCTGCGTCTGTTTTTTCAGCACTGTGTTCTGTTGGTGCAAGGTTTTCGTGTCCTAACCAAGGTTCGTGTTGTGGCGTTCTCATAGGAGTGTAAGCAGGTGTTGCTGTAGGACCATTCATATTAATACCATCGGGTGCAGTTTCAGTGTGTGTTTTTGCATTAATATGCACCCCTTCTGCAGCAGTAATTCTACCATCGTTGCCTGCTTTTAAACATATGTTTCTGCCTGCACTCATTATGATATCTCTATCTGCTGTTATGTTTAAATCATTAGAAGTATGAACACTTACGCTATCTTGAGCGTAAATATCTATTTTTCCATTGCTGGTCATTTCAATCCAAGTAGACCCTTTAGCATTGCCAATGTAGATTAAATCTTCTGTATTGCTTAATAAAATTTGATGGCCGGTTCTTGTTCTAAATCTAATCTGTTCGTTGTGTGGTATAGTAGGATCACCAGATAAGTCACCTGCTTCAGCGTTTGCAAACTCGGGGGGTCCTTCACTGGCTGGGGTTTTTCTAAGTAGTGTCATATCGCCGTCATCCATAACAAAACTACTTCCACCTAATCTACTAAAAGGAACATTGCTTTGTGCAAATTCTGGACCATAACTAGCAGTAGGTTTACCAGGACGTTTGTCATAAGGCCCAGGTGTGCTAAAACCAAACACACTACTAGGAACTTCGCGTCTTGCACTCGACGTTGTGGTTCCTCTAGTAATATCTCCATCTAAGCCTTGTGTAGATAAAATACCGTCTGCAAGAGTATTAACAGGTTTAATATATTTGGTTGGATCTCTTCCTTCAGCTGTTTCTAATTCTTTATTATATTCTCCTACAGGTTTTTTCTTTGTAGGATCTAAATTATTAAAGGTTGTGCTTGCATAACCAGGTAACATAAAATTCATATATTGATCTTGCACACAACCTATCCAATAACCAAATCCAAAATTTTCTTCTAAACAAAGAACAATGACTTTGGTTCCTACATTTGGTGGTACAGCCCAAAATCCTGAACTTTGTTGTGTAAATTCAAAACCTTCGTTCTTTTTGACTCCGCTTCTTGGAGTAACATTATAAAATGGTGAGACATAGTAGCATGGCAACTGATATCCAGAACCTTCAGCGGTGCTAGGATTTCCGTTTTCAGTAATTTTTAAAATTTCTACTTCTACTGCTCCCATATATTCTGAATCAAGATGATTAATAATTTTTGCTAGATAAGGGCCGCTACCTTCCATCCAGGATGGTCGTCTTGTGCGTGTGATTTGATTTCTTGCCATATTAACCTCTTAATCCATCGCCTTGGGCACCACTTGCTGTTGCTCCAGTTCCACCAGTTTGTCCTGTTTGGCTAGTTCCTTCAGCACTAGTTCCACCAGTAGTTGTATTACCTTCGTCTGCTGTTCCAGATTCTTGAACAACTTGATTACCTACTTGTACAGGTAATGCATTAGTATCTAGTCCAGGTTGGTTACGTCTTCTAATAAGTTTGAGTTGTTGTGTAAAAGTTCCATTGCTAAAGCTGTTCAAACAACTTATAACTTGATACAAACCACTGAAAGCTCCAACAGGTTTAGTTCCAGATCCTGGAAATTCCATATAATTGCCCGTGACTTGATAATCAGTTGGTGTTCTAAAATTTAATTCAATATCAACTTCTGAACTTTGATAATCCATTGTGCCATCAGCAGTTATGTTAATAAATGGTGTTTCTGCAGCGTTATAATTTCCCATGCCACTGTCAGCAATATAATACGGATCTCCCCATATTGTTAGATCTACACTTACCAAATCAACTGGAGAATTAACAAGAGCGTCATTGAAGTCTCTAGCAATTTGTGTTTTACTATTTGAAAATAATCCTCCACCGCTTTGTCCAGATTCTGAACGAGAAGATTCTCTAGTTGTAGTATTTGCATT